AGTTTTGAAGGGTCTTCTGTAGAGAGACCTACTAAAGTATTCTGGTTACTTGAGGTTGCCAACTTAGTTAAATTCTTAGGAATGTACTTAGGAACGTGAGCAGTAATTTCTGTTGCATCTGTAATAACTGTATCAGATTGGATGTAGTATTCTAACACACTAGAGTAGTCACCTTTCTTAGCCGTAAAGTAGAGGTAGTTACCTGCTCCTACTGGGGCTACATCAGTGTCATTCTCAAAGTCAGTTGTAGGTATAATAGATATTGTTTTAGGTGTTAAGTTACCTGCATTCTCAATCCTAAACTGTGTGGACTCTGCGAATATAGTAAGCGACTCATTAAATGGTATTGCATGTTTTAGTAGTGATACCTGTGTGTGACTAGCGGACACATCAATAGGCCCATCATCTAGTATAGTAGTGACGGTCTTAGGGAAGAACCTAAAGAAGTCTCCTGCACCACTAAATATAACATTCTCATCACTAAGCATTCCAAATCTATTTTTGTAGAAGAACATGTTAGATATAGTCTTACCTACAAAGGAAGGGTCTGGTGCGGAATCTAAATCACCTGCTACTCTATCATCCCATGTGTTAGCTTGAAGTGTAAACTGTGTGGGGTTTATAGATAGATTAGGTACAATAGAATGGGGTAGTGTAGCGGGGTCTAACTTATATTGAATGCCCGGCTTAACTGTTTCTTCGTAAGCTGTCTTACTTACAGACTCTACATAGAAACTGTCAAAGGCGTTACCTTCGTCACCGATAACCTCAATCATATCACCCACGGGAGGGTCAAGACTAAACACTATAGAGGCGTAGTTAGCAGGAACGCTACTAAACCTAATTGTTTTACTATCATCCTCTAAGTAATACCCAGAGTTTAATGCTTGTGTGACACCGTTTACTTTAACAGTTAAATCATTAGTATCATGAAAGTTAAAACCTACAGGGAAGCGTTGTGTGTTCCCATCGCCTACGTGGTGTGTGCTGGTCTCTACTGGGAGGTCATCAAACCCTTGGTATTTACTGGTGGTTATTAAGGTTCCGGGTGAGATGTCAGCCGTCATTGCAGCTACCTTAGTCTTATTAAGAACAAAGGTATAATCAGCAACGGTTAGGAACTCTAGGTCTAACGCAGGGTTACTACAGAATAAGTAGGGGTTACTACCACCCACAACTGATACAGAGTTACCCTCTAAATCAAAAGCATAAACGGTAGAAGATGACACTGTTGCTGTGATTAAAATTAAATGCCTGTTACCAACCCCCCTGTCTATTATATGAGAGGCTACTTTGGTAGAAGAAAAGCTAGTTAATAGTTTCTTAATGTGTTCTGTAGGTGGGCGTTTAATTAGGCCATCAATTACAGAGGATAAGGCGTTAGTTTGAGTTTCCCCCTGTGTGACCTGACGCAACGAGGATGGTTGCTGACTTACCCCATTTAACAGATTGGGGATACTGGTACTTACAAGTGGCATGGCTCATTACCTTATTGATCTGCGAGGCGCACCCCGCGCTATTATTTTATAAGTGTCGTAGCTACCTGTGAGAAGATTGTTATCCTCATTAATAGCTTCTGTCCTTTCAAATTCTATTTGAGCTTCTTGCTCGTCTTGAGCAGTAAAGGCACCTAATGTCTCTGAACCTACTAGACGGGCTTGGAAGCGCCTTGTGGCCTTTACTGTTATATATCTTTTTACGTGCTGTGGGAGGTCTTCAAAACCTAACAGCATCACCATGTCAACATAGAGAGTCGCTGTGAATGACGTAGAACTTCTCTTTGTGCGATCATAGAGTTTGTTACCTCGTTGGGTAACGTCGATGTCCCTAGAGTTTCCTGTGGTGTCTATACGCGCACAGTTAGATGGGACAAATATCTCACCATCGACAGTGGGAGCTAGGGGGTAATCTATTTCTGTGTTACAGTGGAGACCTCTGGTCTGAACCTCTACGGAAGTCTCTTTAAGTATTGACTGAGCGAGTGCCGCATCGACTAAAGAAGGGTCATCCAGACTAGACACAGGGGCTTCGCCTAGTGCTGAGAGCATTACGTTTACAGCTTCTAGTTCTGAAGTGGGAGTGACGATAGCCATGCTAATTCCTCTAAAAGTAAAAAAAAGCGGAAGCCCATTTTATAGGACTCCCGCTAAGGTTTTTAAGCAGTTTTGATCTGTACGGCAGCTTCGGGACGGAGTACACCGTGGCCCATAGCATACTTAGCAACCATCAAGGTGCCTTGTCTGCGAATGTCGTACTCAGACTCAACCGCCAAGTCCATCAACTTAACTGTACCTACCGCAGAAGGGTGGGTAATGATAGCTGTGGTGTTAGAAGCGTTTACTGCCTGTCGTGTTCCTGTACCTGCATCAACACCAGAAGTGATGTTAGAGGTAGGAAGGTGTGGGGTTTTAATGAGGCTGATACCAGCAACTTGTGGTACAGTACCTTCAGCAATAGAACCGCGACCACTGAAGTCTACGTTAATTGCATTAGAAGCATTAGCCAGCAAGTAATACTGGGCAGGCTTCAAGAATGCACAGCGTCCCTCAGAGGGTACGTAAGCGTCATCCATAGCTTCAGCAGCGTCAAACAAAGCTGTAATCAAAGCTGCGGCTGAAGTGCCAGAGTTAGCTGAAGTAATAGAAGTACCCGCAGCATACCCAGAGTCACCTACGTTAGCAGATGCTAGAGCAGCCTGAAGCATGGTCTGTAGTACGTGCTTGTCCTTTTGGAAAGCAAGTGCGCGTCCCATCTCAGAAGAGTATGTAGAGCGTACATCGTAGTGGTTCTTAGCTTCATCAATGTTTGGAATGAAGTGGTGAGATAGCAACAGATCGTTGATCGTGATAACTTTCTCTGCGTGATTGAGAGTAGTACCAACAATCTCTTCACCGGGAGTATGGTAGTCGGCAGAGCTTCGACCCATCACTGGGAACTGTGCGCTCTTACCTGAAGCGATTGTGCGCTCCATGCCTTTACCTGCGGTAACTGTAGCTTGTTCAAAAGATGTAAGAACTTCACCAGCAAATACTTTTAGAAAGAGAGCATCTGCGGTTCCGGCATTATTCACCTTGCCGATATTAGTAATAGTAGCGTTAGCCATTATGTTATTCCTTAATGTGTTAGAGTTTATATGTGTGTATATTCTCTATCCTCTTACTCCACACGTAAGGGTGTTCACCGCAGTGAGCCATACTGTTTTTTAGGGATATATAGAATGTGTTATCAGTTAGATAACTATATATAGAATAGCGTATCAGTTAGATAACATTGCTTCGTGCCAGTTTCTTTTGGACTTTATCACGGAAAGCTGGGTCTTTAGCATAGAGAGGATCAGACATGTCAGCCGTTAACTGCGCCATGCTTTCATAAGTATCTACAGAGGCAGAGGCACGCCCACCTACTAAGGAGGGTTCTGCACCACCGTTAGCTTTATATCTTGATACTAGTCCATCTACTGCTAGTCTAGCGGCTTCTTTGTCACCTGACTTGAGAGCTTCGTTGTATGCGTTAATAGCCCCTTCGCTCAGGTTTTCCGCTGCCCATGTAGACATCTCGCTATAAGTTTCTTTGCCTCCTGCAAAACTATATAGCTCGTTCTCGTAATCAGAGGCTAGTGCCTGCTGTCCTTTTACGTAAGAGTCTACCATTTCCTTTGGTATGCCTTTGTCGGCTAGACTCTTATAGGTCTCATCAGTGAGTCCTCCTGTGTCTGCAAATTCCTTTTGCAAAGCATCAAAGTCTAATCCAGCGTCCTCTACGGTTTGCCTAGCGTCTTCTGTGGGCTGCTCTGTAGGTTGCTCTGTGGTTTGTTCAGCTTCAGCTTGGCGAGACTTAGTAAACTGTGACTCCAATTCGCTGTATGCTTTAGATAAATCTTCGGGAGTCTTGAACTTTTCTGGTAGCCACTCTGGTCGATCTTCTTTAACTTCCTCGACAGGTGCCTCCGCGCTTGTTACGTTTCCTTCCATCTGTACTGATTCAACCATTATTCTGATTTACCTCGCGTAATTATGTTGCCATTCGGGAGGCGGTAATCAACCCCAAGTTTAGCATTATCAAGGCCCGGATATTCTGGTACTTCCGCTTCCTTTTTCTTATCGGGTTCCGCAGCTTTCTTAGGGTTATCTTTTTTCAAACTCATTTTGGGTGTAGTCATTTAGTTATCCTATTGTTGTTCCTGCTGTGCCTTAACAACCTCACGGGCAACTCCGGGGGCTGAATCTTTCATAGCCTCCTGCATCATCATCTGCTGTTGTTGCTCTTGCTGTTGCTGTAGTTCGGCTTGCAGTTCTTCTTCCGTCTTCATCAGACCTTGCGTATCAATGCCATGCCCTGTAGCAACACGCGCCACTAAGTCATCATCATTGATGCGTTGGATAATATCTGGTTTGATCTGCGCTAACTGCGCTAGGTCTTGAATGAATCCACGGAGCTTGTTTAAATCGTTCCCTCGACCTAAGGCTTCAACACCTGTAACAATCACAGGGTTTACAGTTCCTTTAGGTAGCTTAGGAATCTTCTTAGATGCTGACATTCTGTCCATCAATATGTTGACGACAGGTAGTTGCATTTCTTGACTAAGAATAGAGTAGACACCACCAAGGGCGCTCTCTAGTTCCTGTGCCATGAAGCGTATCTCTTCTGCGGTAACCCTCTCAGCTTGACGCTGTATTGAGGTGTTAAGAAGGAACGCATAGGCAAGACGGTCTTCAATACGTTGTACTGTTTCCAAGACCACCTTCATGTCTGGTGACTTATCAGTCTGTAAGGTAGCGACATCATCTGGGTTACCTAGTACAAAGTCACCGTTGTTTGCTTTGGCTAAGTCTTTCTGTCTAGCACTAGAGTTAGGACGCACTAAGAACACTAGCTTGGCACTGGCTGCTGCTGCATTAACCAGAGCCTCCATCAAACCCTCTAGTGACTTAAGGTCTCCAAGGTATTCTTCTACAAAGGAGCGCCCATAGTCCTCACCATCTAGGTGTACCATACGCAAGGCTACCCAAGGGAGTAGTTCTTTCTTATAGCTACCCTCTGAGCCGGGCACTAGGTTCCCTTCTACCTCTTGATAGATTTGATAGGTGTCGTTGTCGGACAGATAAACTTTAGTATAGAGCTTTAGGTCTTCGTCTTTAGTGTAGTCGATGTCTGGGATGCCCTCTGGCAGCGACTTAGGTGACACGGTTTCTTCTAAGATTGCTTCCATAAGCAACCCTGAGGGAGCGCGTTTAATGACGTAGCTCGATAGGGGAAAGACCCTTAGCCCACCTTTTTTGGGCAAGTGTATTAACACGTTACCCGAAACTATAAGATGCTTTAGTGCCTCAAATACATAGACACGTAAAGCTCTGTTCTCTATTTCTCCCATGACCTCACGTTCAATAGACGCAAGCCCCTGCTCGATCTCAGCCTTGAGGTCACCCTCTGTGTCAATCTCTTGCTTGGTCTTACTGTCCATCGACAGTCTAAAGAAAGGGGAGTTAGGGGGGAACAAAAGAAGCATCAGCTTAGAGGCTAAATTGTTAACACCCCTTGCACCAATGCTTTGAAATGGTTGGTATAAATCTGACGCTGAACTAAATCCTTCGCTGGGGATGAGAGCAGGAAGCGTTAACTCTGAACACTCCCTAGCTCTATCTAAATAAATCTCTCTGTCAGCGGTGAGTTTAGCATAGCGTTTCGCGCAGGAAGTATTCTCTTCCATAGTCTACTCCTAGCCACTTGTGGGAATGTTTAAACCAGTGCCGCCTGTGCCGCCCATACCTAGTGTACTGTATCCACCTGCTCCGCCCCCACCAATCTTGAGCTTAGACATACCGCCTGCTCCGGGCTTCCCCTTGCTATTTATCAGTAAGGGGGCATTCTCAGCGGAGGCCATGTTTCTATTCATAGCGTTCTTCTCAGCAGCGGCCTTCTTATCAGCTTCTATTGCTCTTTTTTTAGCATCCCTTTGCTGATCTTTAGCCTGCTCTTGTTGCATATATGTAGAACCAGCCATGCCAGCAAGCAAGGCAGCTTCAAAACCTGTGCACATTTGTTAATCCTCTGTTAATCTGGGTTCTCTTCCCGCCTTTTTAACTCTAGTAGCCAGTTCACAACAGAGCGTTGTCCTGCTTTATAAAAGATTTCCCTATCAGTCCACGTTAAAGACGCAGCCTTTTCAGGGTAAACCTCATCTAAAATATCAAGTAAATCATACACATTAGCGGGTAAGCTATTTAATTGTTTTATAGGCATTATTAAAAATCTCTATCTATAAGTGGGGGGTATTATTCACAAGACTTATTCCCAGTCTCAGGGTCTATAAAGCAGGCTGATGCACCCTCATCTTTATCATCCTCTTTGACTTCATTTAAAATACCATAACGCTTACCTGCTGCTCTAAAAGTAGTTATCCCTTTACACCCACTTTTCCATGCGTTGTAGTACAGGTTTTTAAACTCATCGTATGATACATTATCACCTACATTACAGGTCTTAGACACAGCACTGTCTACATACTTAGAACACAGGGCTAAAACATTAAGATGTTCCTGTGCGCTAATCTCGTTAGCTGTCCTACCATGTACCCCATGTTGATACCCATAGTCCTCCACTCGTTGTATCTGGTGACCATCAAACTGCTGAATAGTACGGTCATAGTACAGAGAGAATGGTGGCTCAATACCACTGCTCACGTTATCTGCGGTGAGACTGATAGTTCCTGTGGGTGCAATAGAGGTAAGATGGGAGTTCCTAATACCTTTGTCTTCGATACGCTCCTGTACCCAGTCAGATAAAGTATTAACAAACTTGCTCTCCATAAACTGCGTCTCATCATAGAGAGGGAAGCTGCCTTTCTCTTCTGCTAAGTCAGCACTAGCGGCATACGAGTGGTCACGTAGAATCATTAAGACATACTCAGTCCACTTCATAAACTGTGTAGAACCATAGGGCATCCCTAGCATCTCTGCTGCATTAGCTAAACCTGTCACCCCTAAGCCCATCCTGCGCTTGTTCTTAGCTTCCTGCTCTTGCTCAATCAGAGGGTAAACTGTACGGTCAATGATGTTATCCATTGCTCTCACTACGACATCTATATCCTTAATGTATAGTTCATCATCAAAGGAACCATCGGTGACATACTTGGTTAGGTTAAAGGAACCCAGTAGACATGCACCATAGGGCGGTAGCGGTTGCTCACCACAGGGGTTTGTGGCACATATAGTTTCACAGTAGTGTAGGTTATTCATCTCATTGATAGTGTCGATGAACAATACACCCGGCTCTGCCCAGTCCCATGTGCTTCTCATAATCATATCCCACAGCGCCACAGGGTCTACCTCAGTGTACACCTCTCCGTCATACTTAAGAGGGAACGGACGCTTGGCCTCAAGACACTCCATGAACTCGTTGGTCACACCTACAGAGATATTGAAACCCTGTAGGTCAGTCCCGTTGTTCTTGGCTGTGATGAACTGCTCAATGTCTGGGTGGTCTATCCTTAGTACCCCCATCTGTGCCCCTCGTCTGTGCCCTGAGCTTGCTATAGTCTGACAGATAGCGTCATAAATCTGCATAAAGCTGACAGCCCCAGAAGCCTTGGAGTCTAGGGATTTAATGCGATCTCCACGGGGGCGTAGGTTACTAAAGTCATAGCCTATACCCCCGCCTCTACGCATGGTCTCTGCGGCTTGGGTAGCCCGTTGCATGATAGAATCCATACTGTCGTCAATAGTACCAGAGACAAAGCAGTTAAAAGCTGTGGTCTGCCTTGCGGCTCCCATAGCGTTCTGAACTCTACCTGCTGGAAGGAACCGCAGGTGTCGTAGAGCATCTTTAAAGTCTTCAAAATGGTCAGCACTATCTTTTAAGGAGTCTGCAATACGCACTACCTTAGAGTAAAAATCTTCACCTGTTTGTCTGTACTTTACTGCGTCTATTTCCTCTGAGATAGGGAGGGTCATACCGTACTTCTTACTTACCATCTTGTTCTTTCCTTTTTTGTTTATAAAAAATTTTTTTAAAAGTAGCCTTCCACTTAGGAT